TTATTGCTCAGGATCCAAGCCCAACCTTGGTAGTGTATCCAACTTTAACACTCGCGGAGTTTACCAGTAAAAACCGGGTGCAGCCGATGATAAACCTGTGCCCGGTATTAAGGGAAAAATATCAGGATTATGACAGCAAAGTATTAGAGCTGCAATTTGATGGAATGTATATAATTCTTTCCGGAGCCAACTCACCGGCTTCCTTGTCGTCGCGACCTATAAGGTACCTGTTGATGGATGAGGTGGACAAGTTCCCGGTCTATTCCGGTAAGGAAGCTGACCCGCGCAGCCTGGCCAGGGAAAGAACCAAGACCTTTGCATTTAACAAAAAGATATTTCAGACCTCTACCCCCACCAGGAAATCAGGACCTATCTGGCAGGAATGGGAGAATGCTGATGACCAGCGGCGGTATTATGTTCCATGTCCCCACTGCGGCTATAGTCAAACCTTTAAATTCAAGCAGATAAAATGGCCGAAGACAGCCAAGAAACCTGAGGAAGTTCGTTACACTGCCTACTATGAGTGTGAACAATGCCAGGGAATAATCTCTGATGGACACAAACCAGGAATGCTGAAAGCTGGACAGTGGGTGTCGGAGAAGGGCCCTCACACCAGGGTTACGGCATTTCACATAAATGCTATTTACAGCCCCTGGGTCCGTTTTGGCGATGTAGCTGCTGAGTTTGTAAAGTCTAAAGATTCCCCGGAGCTTCTGATGAACTTCGTCAATTCATGGCTGGCGGAGCCCTGGGAGCAGACAGAGGTAAAAATGAATTCCGATATAGTCTTAGAAAGACAAAGTGAATATGAAGAAGGCATAGTCCCGGATGGGGCTATTTTAGTTACCGGTGGTGTTGATGTCCAGAAGAATTGTTTCTATTGGACCATAAGAGCCTGGGGAGTATCCATGACCAGCTGGAACATCGCTCATGGTGTAGCTGATACCTGGGATGATATTGAAAAAATTATGAACCTTCCCTGGAAAAACCGGTACGGCCGTATATACCAGGTTAATTTATGTGCGATTGACTCTGGTGATCGCACTGATGAGGTCTATGAATTTGTGGCATACAATCAGGAATGGGCAGTGCCGGTCAAAGGCTCATCCAATCCTTTAACATCTCGATACCGGATCAGCACAATTGATAAGGTTGACAGCAAAGCTCATGGTCTCAGGCTTTACCTGGTAGACGGATCTCAATACAAGGATATGATATCCGGCCGGATGAAGAAGCCTAATGGCCCCGGATCGTGGATGGTTTATAAAGGATGTGATCGTGATTATGCAGAGCAGATATGTGCCGAGGAAAAAGTGATTGAGAAACGGGGCGGCCGGGATGTGGAAGTATGGAGATTAAAAAGCTCTCATGCTTCTAACCATTACCTGGATGCGGAAGTATATGCAGCACTGGCAGCGGACCTCTTACATGTAAGATACTTGAATGCAAATCAAACGCCCGGTACACCGCAACCACAACCTAAACCAGCAGAGCAGAATGATTTCCTGAAAACAGGAGACTCATGGCTGCGAAATAAAGGCGGGTGGATAAGATGACCACACAAGAACAGCTCGACCAGGTTAATGCAGCAATAAGCGCTATCCTGCAAGGAGCTCAGGAGTATACCATAGGCTCCAGGCGTATTCGCAGAGCCGATTTGCAGGTGCTGTTTGAGGAAAGAAGACGGCTGGAAGCGGCCCTGGCCCACGAAAAAGGGTTCTCTACAACCGTAGCTGTGTTTGATCGGAGGTGATGCCCTTGAATTTGATGGACAAAGTTATAGAAGCAGTAAGTCCAGCTTGGGCCTACCGTCGTTATGCCTGGCGTCAAGCTCTGAGGAATTTTTATGACTCTGGTAATATTGACCGCTTGAACAGTGGATGGACACCGGTGAATGCTTCAGCTGAGCAGACAGATAGTCCGCAAAGGGATATCATCCGGGCACGGGCTCGTGATCTGGAACGCAACAGTGACATTGCAGAAGCGATCATTGGCCCTTTGGAAAGGAATGTAGTTGGTACCGGAATTAAGCTCCAGGCTAAAGTTAAAAAAACAGATGGAAGCGAGGATGAAGAACTTAATGAACAAATAGAAGAGCTCTGGAAAGAATGGTGCCGGCCTATAAATTGTGATGTAACGGGACACCAGTCTTTCCAGGAAATGCAGGCTATGGCTATGCGGCGCTTGTGTGTGGATGGGGGCATTATCTATGTGAAGGTTTATACCGACTCCGATCCGGTTCCGTTTAAGCTGCAGGCCCGGGAAGTTGATGAACTAGATACTTCTATTTATTACCGTGGTTCAGCTGACCAAAAGCGTATCTACGGCGGAATTGAATTGGATAAGTACAACAAACCGGTAGCGTACTATTTCAAGAAGTTTACCCCCGATGGATTCTGGGCTGGTGAGTCAGAAAGGATAGAAGCTGAGCGGGTAATATTCCTTTGGCGTAAATACCGACCATCTCAGCTGCGGGAAGTGTCTTCCCTGGCCAAGACCCTGCCCAGAGTAAGGGACATCAATGAATATGTTGAGGCGGTATCGGTTAAAGAAAGGATTCTGGCCTGCTTGGCCGTGTTTATTAAAAAGCAATCGCCTGGCGGCATTGGCCGGGGATTAGGGAGCGTTGACTATCAAAGCGGATACCAGCAGCGAACTATATCCCCGGGAATGATTCAGGAATTACTGCCCGGCGAAGATATTGCCGCGGTTACTCCATCGGGTCAGGCCAGCAGCGCGAAGGAGTTTATTACCACCCAGCAGCGCCTGGCTGGATCCGGCCAGGGATTGTCTTATGAGGCTGTGTCCCGGGATATGTCCCAGGTGAACTATTCCAGCGCCAGGCAGGGATTACTTGAAGACCAGCGGACATACAGCATATGGCAGCAGTTCCTTATAGAACACTTCTGCAAGGAGGTTTATATCGAGTTTATTAAAGCAGCTGTGCTTTCAGGGGCATTAATCCTGCCGGGGTTTTGGAAAGACAAGAACCGGTATCTGAAGCATGTGTGGATTCCTCCAGGATGGAGTTGGATAGATCCGCAAAAAGAGGTTAATGCCAATGCCAAAGCCCTGGAGACGGGGCAGGATACCTTGGCCAGGATATGCGCCGAACGTGGTGAGGACTGGCGGGATGTTCTCAAGCAAAGGGCCCGCGAAATTACGTTGATGCAAGAACTGGGCCTTAATAAACCAGGAGGTGATAATGTTGCCGCAACGCAATAAGCCCCAGGCAGGGGAAGTGTTTCAGAGAATATTCCCGGCCCAGATAAGGGCCGTTGAAGAAGGCTCCCGGACAGTGGAGCTTTCTTTTTCGTCTGAGGCACCGGTGGAACGCTGGTGGGGAGCAGAGATTCTATCCCACGATGAAGGGGCAGTAGACCTGACCAGGTTATTGGAGGTAGGAACTGTCCTCTTTAATCATGGGCGTGATGTAAGGATGGGGAAAATGCCCATCGGTAAAATTGAAGAGGCCTGGCTGGATACGGCGGAAAGGAAGTGCCGGGCCAGGGTAACTTTCGACGACGATCCGGACAGCGACCTGGTGTTTCAAAAGGTACAAAAAGGAATGCTGAAAGGGGTTTCAGTGGGTTATTCAGTGTCAAGCTGGGAAGAGGTATCTCCGGGTAAACAGTCATCAAATGGCAGATTTACCGGCCCTGTTGATATTGCTATCCGCTGGGAGCCCTTGGAAATAAGCCTGGAACCGACGCCTGCGGACCCTACGGTTGGTGTAGGCAGAAGTCTTGATGAGGCAGCTCCGGCCGACGGCCGTGCTGAAATAAATAATAATGAGAGGGAGGAACTAGCTGTGGGCGAAGAACAGAGACAAGAATTTACTACTCCGGCCGTCGATGAAGCGGCTATTCGCGAAGAGGCTCTTATGGCTGAACGCCAGCGCGTCAGCAATATCACAGCTCTTTGCCGGGATTTTGATGTGGATCCCCAGCCTTATATTGATGGCGGGCAGAGTGAAGACCAGGTGCGTGCTGCAATTCTGGAACAAGTTAAAGAAAGAATGAAACCTTCTGTTGCCGGCATGCCTGATGTCAGGGTGCAAAGGGATGAGGCCGACAAATTTAGGGAAGCGGCTTCCGACTCGATCCTGCTCAGAGCTGGCAAAACCATTGAAAAGCCTGCTGACGGGGCCCGTGATCTGCGGGGCATGAGACTGCGCGACCTGGCGGTGGAATGTCTTATTCTGGCAGGTCGGCCCAATGCTCATCGCCTGGATGATGACACCTTATTCCGCGAGGCTTTAACTCCGGATAGTCAGTTTGCCGCTATATTAAATGGTGCGGTAAATAAGAGCATGGCCACTGCCTATCGGACTGTTCAGACAACTTACCAGAGATGGACCAGTCGGGGCAGCAATCCTGACTTCAAAGCGGCTACTCATTACCAGATTTCTGAAGCCGGTGACCTGCTGCCGATGACTCAGAATGGGGAATTCAAGTTTGACCAGATGCAAGACCAGGGAGTTAACAAGGCTATTGCCACCTTTGGCCGGTCTTTTGGTTTGACCAGGCAAGCCCTTATCAATGACGATATTGGAATCTTAACCCGGGTACCGGATGCATATGTAAGGGCTGCTCGCCGGGGAATCAACCGCCTGGTATACCGGATGCTGGGAACCAACCCAATAATATTTGATGGCAATCAGTTGTTTACTGCTGGTGCACCGCATAATAACCAGGCAGCACAAGGCGACAATATAACCGTACAGAGCGTTAGCGCAGGCCGTCAGGCTATGCGTACTCAGAGGAATTTGCGCGGTAACGAGATCCTGAATATTGGACCGCGCTTCCTGATTGTACCGGCAGCCCGGGAGACAGAAGCAGAGCAATTTTTGTCCAGGACGCTGGTCCCAACCCAGCAAAACGTTATTAACCCGTTTGTCGGGACACTTGAACCGGTGGCTGATGCCGAGCTGGATGCTCTTGTTCAAGCTGGTCAGGCTTTCCCGTGGTTCCTGGCTGCTGACCCGGCTGATGTCGATACCATCGAGGTTACATACCTTAACGGAGATGATATGCCCAAGCTGGAAAGCCAGGTCGGGTTCGATTTCCTGGGCATTAAGTGGCGTATCTACATTGATTATGGTGTAACCATACTTGACTTCCGTGGGTTGTACATGAATCCGGGACAATAATCCGATGAGAGCCTAACCATCTAAAGGTTAGGCTCTTTTATATGAACTAATTTTAAGGAGGTATAAATATGCCTTACATTCAAAAAGGTGATGTGATCGATTACACCAATCCAGGGCCGCAACCTTTGGCTTATAACGATGTTGTAAATCTTACCACCCGTATTGGAATTGCAGGGGAAAATATTTCTGTTGGTGCTACCGGTTCTGTTCATGTTGTTGGTGTATATGAATTG